CTAGAGCCGGGGCTCGATGCACCACCTCCAGATGACCGACGCCAGGAGAGTGCCACCGGCGTTGGCCGTGAGGTTGACGGCGAAGTTGATGACCGAGACCATCATGGAGGTCTGGTCCGGCGGAGAGTTACGGTTCATTCCCGTTCCGTTCTACGAGGTGTGCTGGATCTCGGCGGCCGCGAGTTCGCCCCTCGCGGCCGCCATGCACCAGGTCGGTGCAGGTCTAGGGGTAGTGGGCCGATGCTCCTTGCGTCGCGTCCTCCTCGGTCATGGGCAATCTGGGCTCTCCCGGGTGAGCGTTCAAGACGGTGCCTTTGTCTAGGTCCTTCACCTCTTCCACTCGGTCCAGCACGGTGCTGGACAGGTCGCCCAGCGCAGTCATCCGCCCGTGCAAGTACTAGGTGCGCGGGGCTTGCGTCCACCGCTCGCGTGCGTCGCTCATCCTTCGACCGCGAAAACGCCTTGCGCGACCGGTTCACCGGCTGCTAGAAGCCGAAGAGCGCCCCGCCCTCCCGGAGGAGAGCGGGGCGCGGGTCGGCGCGGAGCAGCTGGCCAGTCAGGCCTCCTCGGTGGCGGGCTCGTTGCGGACCCCCCACGTCGCGCCGCCTACCGAGGCGAGAGCGCCGAGGGCCAGGCCGGCGGCGATGACGGTCTCGGACCCGGTGAGGTTGCCGTCGGCCATGCCGGCGGCGAGGCCGGCGGTGCCGGCGAAGAAGCCGGCGCCGATGCCGGCGACGAGGGCCTTGCGGATCCGGCGGATGGTTGTCTTCATCGGTGCTCCTTCGGGTTGCTGATGCGGTAGGTGACGAGGAGGACGGTCAGGCCGACGAGCAGGGCAGCCGCGGCGAGCGGGCTCTGGTGGTCGAGGCGCATCACGCGGCCTCGGGGATGTGCAGTACGCCGGCGACTGCGCGGTGGTCGACGCGGCGCCGCTTGCCGTCGACGACGACGGACGGGAGCTCGCCAGGCACGAGGTGCGGGTCGCTCATGCGGGCGTTGGACAGTCGGGCGTCGATGACGCGTCCGCCGTCGTGCGAGCCCTGGCCGGCCGGCGGCCGCTTGCTGTCCCACATCGTGTCGAGGCCGGTGGTCTCGTGGAGGTAGGTCCGGAACTCGGCGATGCGGAGGTCGAGGTTGGTGTCGATCCCGATGCGGATCACGATCCCGGGCCACCGGTTCTCGGCGCGGCCGACCCAGCGGCCGACCTTCCTCATGCCCTGGTGGTGGGCGAGCACGCCGAGCGGGTTGTCGTCCTCGTTCCAGCCGCTGCCCTGTTGCACGCGGGCGGGCGGGTGCAGGGCGCCGAGCGCGACGAGCGCGCCGGACTGGCGATGCACGAAGATCCGGAAGTGGCCCCAGAGGTCGCGCCAGGCCTCGCGCTCGGCCTTGTAGGCGCGGGTCCAGCGGCGGTAGAGCACCCAGCGGTGCCGCCGGTAGACCGATCGCTTCACGGCGATGACGTACTCGCCGCTGCGGGTCACGATCCACCCGGCGCCGAGCTCGCGGGCGATGAGGCGGCGCATCCGGGCGCCGGTCTCGGTTGTGGTGAACGACGTCAACTGCTCGGCGCGGACGACCCTGGCGACGTACTTCGCGATCGTCTTGGCCGGGACGTCGTAGCGCAGGGAGATGTGGGCGTCGTTCTCGCGGTGGCCGGCGCCGTAGGATCGACGCTCGAGGACCGTCTCGGTGGTGTTCATGCCCGGCGCCGCAGCTCGCGGTAGTCCTTGCGCAGCGCGATGATCCGGCGGCCGATGCGCTTGCGGTCGGCGGTGTCGCCCTGGGCGGCCGCGACCCCACGGGCGACCTTCAGCGCCTTGATGGCCGCGGCGATCGCGCCGTACCGATTCGTCTGCGACGCGGGCTTGGCTGGCGCCGCGACGGTCGGGAGCGCGGGGTACTGGCCGTCGATCGACCGGGTCCAGCCGACCCAACGCAGGTTCGGCCACCGGTCGAGCAGCCGTGCGGCGGTGGTCTCGTACCAGGCGTCGTCGTCGGTGGGCCCGCCCGGCGTCCAGATGTCGCCCTGCTCGTCGACGACTACGACGTGCCCGTGGCCCTGGCCACCGCCGGTCATCCAACCGAAAGAGAGCGGCGGCGCGTCGAGCGGGTTGCTGGAGGGGTGCTGGTCGGGCGCCGCCGCCCAGGACGCGGACGCGCCGGGGGTGCCGTTGCTGGGCACTGCGAAGGCCTCGCGGGTGCGGAGCTTGCAGTTGCCGGCGCCGATGTCGACGCGGTCGGCGGCCATGCGGCGGATCGCGGCGAGGCCGTCGAGGAAGGTGCGGGGCATGGAGTCTCCTGGCTGGTGTGGGCAGGGGTGAGCGCCGCCGAGCACGGGCGTGCCGGCGGTTCGAGATGGGGTCGGTCAGGTGGGGGTGTGGTCCTCGCGTTCACCGCGCGAGAGCCAGAGCCCGACGACCACGAGCGAGCAGGCGAGGGTCACGACGGGGACGCTGACGTCGGTGGGCGCGTGGCGGACGTACTTGATCGCCGAGCCGGAGGTGGCGGCGACGAACAGGAGAAGCACGCCGGCCCAGGCGAGGCGCCGTCCGAAGGTGAGGGCGGCGTAGATGTCGTTGGCGCGGACGAGCAGACCTGCAAGCGCGGCCAGAGAGAGCGGGACGTTGAGCGCCCGGAGGGCGTCGAGGACTTCGGTCACTGGACCTCGCAGGTGTAGGACCGATCTCCGTCCGGGTCGGTGCACACGTAGGTGATCTCGTCGCCCTCGAGCGGGGTGCCCGGGTCGACGTAGGTGAAGGACTCGGGGTAGCCGGCCGGTCCCTCGGGCCCGGCGGCACCGGCCGCTCCGGTGGCACCCGGAGGCCCTGTGTCGCCGCGCTCGCCCTTCTCGCCGCGCTCGCCCTGCGGACCCTGCGGACCCTGCGACCCGATTGGGCCAGGGGGTCCGGACGCTCCGTCCTGGCCGGTGGCGCCAGGCGTGCCGGATGTCCCGTCGCCCCCGTCCGACCCGGGCAGACCTCGGGGACCGGACGACCCGCTCGGGCCTGGTGGTCCGGACGGGCCGGGCTCGCCCTGGCTACCAGCCGGGCCGGCCGGTCCTGGCCCGACGGTGGGCAGACTGCTCGGTTCAACGATGGGCGTGCCGCCGAGGTCTTCGACCTGGTCGGCCAGCTGGTTGACGGCGGCCGCGTTGGCGTTCGCGGCTTCCGCGGCCTCGCGGCGCTCGTGCTCGACGGACTCGACGCGGCTGGTCAGGGTGGTCATCCAGAGCACGACGACGGCGAGGGTCGCGCCGGCGAGCAGGACGTACGCGACGCGGTGCAGGCGTGTCATGACGGTCCCCCGGTCTGGGCGGCGAGGTACAGCTGAATCACCAGCAGGACGAGGGGCAGCACGAACGCGGTGATGAGGAGCCGACGGTCAGCGGCGCGCCGCTCGTCGGCCTTCTCGATGCGACCTTCGAGCTCCTTCACGTCGGCGTCAACGTCGTCGATCTGCTTGGTCAGCAGCTTCTGGTCGACGGCGTACACGTCCTTCCGGACGAGCTCGTCACGCAGCCGGTCGATGGAGCCCTTCAACTCGGTGACGGCGTCTCTGAGCTCGCTCGACTCGGTCACTCGGAACCTCCTGGAGGCAGGCTGGCGCCTCGCTCGTCGCGGGGCGGTAGAGCGCGGAAGGGTTCAGGAGAAGGAGGACAGCAGTCCCGGCCTACTGCTCGGATCGGCAGGACGATGTGGCGGAACCGACTGCGCCCGCCGCGTCGGAACGCGAGGATGTGCGCCATGTCCCTGACGTCCCACCGCCTCCGCGGCCTCACGGTGCTGCGTGGACTCGCCATCGGCCTAGTCCTGCTCGGCCACGCTTTCCCGCGGTTCCACGGCGGCGGGCTGGTGGGTGTCGTCGTCTTCTTCACGCTCTCCGGCTACCTCATCACCGGCATCCTGGTCCGCGAGATCGAGAAGTCCGGGCGCGTGTCGTTCCGCCGCTTCTACCGCAACCGGGTGCTGCGTCTCGCCCCAGCGCTGCTCCTCGTGCTCGCCGTGTTCGCAGTCGGAGAGACCGTGACCGAACGTCTCGGCGACGGAGGCCGCGTGCCAGGCACGCTGCTGCTCGCCTTGACGTACACCGCCGACCTGCCCATCGGGCCGCCGATTAGCATCGGCATGTCTCACCTGTGGACTCTCGCTGTCGAGGAGCAGTTCTATCTCGTGTGGCCGACCATGCTGGTCCTCGCAGTCCGCTTCGAGCGGCTTCGAGCGCTCGTCTGGCTGACTGCAGTTGCGGCGCTCCTCGCATGCGCGGCTTCGATCTTCCTGGTGTCGCCCGAGACCTTCAAGGTGTACACGCTGCCCACGAGCTGGGGCGTGACGATGATCGCCGGCGCGGCCGCCTACATCTATCGAGACCAGCTCGGTCGCGTGACCACTGGCAGGCGCGGCCAGGTGCTGGCGACTACTGCCGTCGTTGTGCTGGTGGGGTTCAGCCTCGTCCAGGACGCCAAGGACCACTGGTGGACCTACCTGGTCGGGGGCCCGCTCATCGCCGCTCTCACCATCATTCTGATCTTCCGCGTATCGCTCTGGAGCGGCGACCTCAGTCGACCCATGCGAGCCTTCGAACTGCTGGGGCTCATCTCCTACGCGGCGTACCTCTGGAACTACCTGATCGTGTCGTGGATCCGGGGTGACGAGTTACGCAACCTCACCACGACTGAGGGCCTTGCGGCGACCCTCCTGACGATCGCCGCGGCCACGCTCAGCTGGCACTTTGTTGAGGCCCCTGCACTCCGACTGAAGGACAGGCTCCAAGCGCGAGATGCGGGACGGAGCTCTGTTCCCGCAGCCCGCTAGAGCCTCGGCGGGCACGAGTACCCTCGGCGCATGGCGAACGAGACCGGCAAGCGACTGCTCGAGCTGACCGTGGAGTACATCGACGCGAAGGACCGAGACTCCTACGGCCCGCGCATCGGGGACCGGCGTAGCGACGAGCGCACGGTCGACCAGATCGCCGAGGAGTACGAGAACGTGATTTCTTCGATGTTCGGCCCGCGCATCAAGTAGCGAGCGTCACGACCCAGATCGTGACCAGCGCGCCCGTGATGGCGCCGACGACCGCACTCATCAGCCGGTCACGCAGGGCCAGGAGCAGCAGTGCGCCGACCAGCGCGTCCACGCCCGCGTAGGCGCAGAGCAGAGTCACGAGCTCGAAACTGTCGCGGCTGGCTGACCCCGCGGCGAGCAGCACGACGACGGGTACCGCCACCAGCGTCACGCGGGACGCGCTGGGAGCGAGAAACCGAAAGGCCATGCGCTGTGCCGTAGCGGCCGACGAGGACGCGAGCAGCCACAGGGCGATCACCAGCGCGCCGAGCGTGAGGTCCGGACGAACCACTGCGACCCCGATGACGCCGACGACCCCGACCGGGGCGATCGTCGCGGCGGTGAGCCGCAGGAACCTCCGCCCACCCTCGGGAGAGGTCGTGCCCTGATGCACCAGCTTGGGCATGACCGAGTTGACGAACGTGGCTGCGACGGACCCGACGATCTTGATGGCGATCGACAGGAACGTGAGCGCCGAGGTTGGGAGCAGCACCGCGAGGGACTGAAGGACCATCAGGCCGCCGTAGCCGGTTCCGGACTTGCCCAGGAACCACCAGTGGGTGCCACGTCGCGCGGTCCGCTCCTCTGGCAGGCCATCGAGCGCTGGCCGGCCAGCCTTCCGGTAGAGAGCGGCCAGCAAGAATCCCGTGTTGCCGATGAGCAGCGCCGACATCATGGCTGTCACCGTCGCTGTCGACGACGACAACGGCACGGCGATGACGGCCGTGGCCAACAGGTTCGCGGGTAGCGCGACAGCCGCCTCCCACTCTGGGCTCCCGCTCGCGGCCGCGGCCATCGCCCGCTGCCAGAGAACGGCCTGGACGGCAGCGTTCGCAGCCGCAAGTACGACGACCGGCAGCAGTGAGTCGGGGACGCGCCCAGCCGCCGCAAGCCACCCGGACCCTGCGAGGACCGAGGCGATGCTGAGGGCCGGCACGGCGAGCATCAAGCGTCGTGCGCCGGGCCGCGAGAGCCGGTCGTCACTGAGCATCATCGGGTACATGACGCCGACCGTGAGGATCTGAGTCGGCAGTAGTCCGAGGTTGAAGAGGTAGAAGTAGGCGTCGGTGGCGTTGGTCGCTCCCGTGCGCCAGAGCAGCGCGAAGAGCTGGATGACGCCGATGCCCTGAGATGCGAGGGAGAGTGCTGAGCCCCGGAAAAGGCGAAGATCCATCCGGGGCACGGCGCTGATCCTAGGCTGCGAACCCGAGTGCCGTGAGCAGCGCCTGCGCCTTCTCCGTGTAGCCGCTCGCGTTGGGGTGCAGGTTGTCGGACATCAGGCCGTAGCCGTTGGCGGACGTATAGGTAGCCCAGCGGTCCTGGAAGTCGATCACCGGGAGGTCGTTGGTGTCCGCCAGCTCGTAGATCGCCTTCGTGTAGGCGGTGAAGTCGTAGCCGTTGCAGGGGTTGCTGGTGTGCAGGATCAGGTCGGCGCCGTTGGCGCGGAGCCGGTCGATCGCCGTCTGGTAGTCGGCCTTGTAGGTCGCGACCATGGTCGCGCTCCCCGGCGTGGCGTCGTTGATCTCCATGTCGAGCGAGACCAGGTCGGCGGCGAACCCCGCGGGGGCGGCGGCGACCGGCAGGTGGCCGTTCTTGAACCAGTTGGTCCCGGTCGCGGCCAGCGCGGCGATCTTCGTGGAGCCGACTCCGAAGTTCATCATGCGGAGGCCGGTGCCGGAGCGGACCTGCTCGGCACCGATGACCTCGAGGCGGTTGCCCGTGCCCGTGGTCAGCGTGACCTCGATGGTGTGCGCGCCTCCCGAGAGGGCCGGGCTGACGTAGGTGCCGAGCGCCTCGGTGTTGTCGGGGGTGATCGTGGCCCCGCTGCGGGTGGCGCCCGTGAGCGTGCCCCCGGTGATGTCGGCGCCGTCGATCTTGACCGTGAAGGCGGTCGACTTGCGGCCGAAGAACAGCTGCAGCTGGATCCCGTCGGTGGCGGTGAACGCGAACACGATCTTGTCGCCGCCCGTGACGGTGAACGCCATGTTGGCGTCGCCGGACCGAGCACCCCACGTGCCGGTCTTCGTGACCCGGACGTCGTTGATGGTCCCGTAGGTCCCGAGCGCCAGGCCGGACGACGTCAGCAGCACCCCGCGGGCGCTCAGCAGGCTCGCGACGAGCGCGGGGAGGCTGGTGGTCGCCACGGCCGCCCCGACCCCCGCAGCGGTCGAGTCTCCCACCATGGCCCACGAGAACGTCCCGACGCCCGCGCGGGCCGCCGCTAGCCGGGCACGTGCCTTGCGGAGGTGCTTGGGCTTCAGGTTGTAGACGTTCAGCCGGCGGTCGTAGACCCCGACCGCGGCGGCCGTCGTGGGGGCAATCTGCTTGGGCGCGTAGGCGGCGTTCGACCGGGCCTCTTCGGTCGCGACCGCCGGCGCCACGACCCCGTCAATAGAGGCCGTGACGGCCGTGGCGAACAGGCCGCCGGACTCGAGCGCCGCCTTCATCGTGGCGTCGTTCAACTCGGCGCCGGCGGCGAGCTGCTCGTCCGCCCACTCCGCGAGCGCCTTAAGGTATCCGGGGACGTCGTTGGGGTCGCTCGGCAGCGGGTACGGCGCCCCGTTCGGCGTGGTCTCGGGCATCAGAAGATCGTCCCTTCCTCGGGCACGTGCGGGGTCATGGATCCGAGGGTGGGGAACGCCTCGGCGAGCTCGGCGAAGGTGCCGTGCACCTCGGTGAGGTGGGCGAACGTGGCGTCGTGGTCGACGACCTCGACCTCCGGGTCGATCCGGAGCCCGACGGGCTTCTGCGTGGCGGCGACCGCGATGACGTCAGGCAGGTCCTCAGGTGCCTCGGAGGCCCAGACGCGGATCTTGAACGTCCAGGGGTCATCTGTGCGCTCGAGGACGTCGACGCGCTTCGTGGCGCCGGTGAGGACGGTCTGGACGGCGCCCTTGATGGCACGAGGGGTACCACGGCGCCATTGAGACCGGGTGCGGACAAGGTCGCGCTGCTTTTCGGTGGTGAGTCCATCCGGGATGGGCGTGCCGGTGGCGCGACCGAGCCAGGCCGGATCGGGGGTTTGCTCGAGGTCGAAGGCGGCTGCCCAGCCTCGCGCTGTCGGCTGTACGAGCGCGGCCGGGCGATCCAGCGGATCGGTGAGACCCTCGACGAGCGGCGTCAGCTGCTCACCGGCGCGGCGTCGGAACGCGGCCCCGAGACCTCCCAGGACGCGCTCGGCGACGCTCACGTGACGACGACCGTGATCTTGGAGTCGGTGACGTCCGGCCCGACCGCGGCAGGGAGCGCACCTGGGCCGTCGAGGGTGGTGATGCCCTCGGAGTCGTGGACGGTCGTGCTGGTCACGGTGGCTACGCCAGGGACCTGGGAGGCGGCGATCGCGAGGTCGAGGGGACGGAGCACGGTCCGCTCGACCCACGAGCGGGGGTCGCCTGGGGTGGTGCCCCAGCTGGCCGGGTCGATGAGCGCGAGGATCGCGGCGCGGACGGCGGCCTCGACGGTCGCGTGGTCGGCGCCGGGGACAGCGACGACCTCGGCTTCGACGTCGACCAGGGTGTGCTTCGGCGGGGCGAGGACGATGCGGAAGTTGACCTCGCGGACGGCCTCGAGCGTGGCGGCGAGCTCGGTGGCCGTCGAGCCGTCGACCGCCTCGCCGGCGGCGTCGAGCGCGATGATCGTGACGGTCCGCTCCTGGGGCACGTTGGGCGTGGCCGGGTCGTATAGGTCGATCGCGAGCGCGCGGTAGACGCCGGGCACGGTGCGGGCCAGCGTGACCAGATCGGCGGCCAGGACGCCGCCCGGGCGCAGGGTGGAGAGGTAGTCGGTGAGCCGGGAGAGGTAGTCGGTGAGGGACTCCTCGTCGACGCCGCCGTCGGCGTCCTCGGCGATGACGGCGCTAGCGACGTCGCGGGCGCTGGTGATGATCGTGACCGGCGTGTCGGCCGGGACGTTGCCGACCGTGCCGGGGGTGATCGCGGTCATCGGCGTGTGCACGGTGGCGGTGTAGAACTTGCCCGCGATCGTCGTCATGGTCACGGTGCCGGTGATGTCCGCGGTGGTCTGGAAGGCGACGCCGTCGGCCACGATCGTGAACCCGGCCGGGATGGCGACGTCGCGGTCGATGGTCGGCGGGTAGACCTGGGTGTTCTGCAGTTGGTAGACGACGCGGAGGTTGATCGCGACGTCCGGGATGACGGCATAGGCCGCGGTGCGTGCGGTGAGCCCGAAGACGGTCTCCCCGATGCCGGCGAGGGCGAGCTGGCCGGCCTCGATCACCAGGGCGTTGGTCTCGGCGGTCTCTCGGCCGATTTCCTCGGCGAGCGCGACCTCGGGCGCGCCCTCGTTCGGCTCCCAGCCGTCGAGCCGGTCGGCGATGCCGGTGAGGATCCGCTCGATCAGCTCGTCCTCGTCGACGGCAAGCTCCAGGTCTTCCCAGGGCATCAGGACTCCTCGCTGTCGGTGTCGACGTAGGCGGACGGGTGCACGGCGGCGGCCTGGACGGCGGCGGCCACGAGGACCTCGACGTCGGCGGGGTCTGCGCGCTCCTCCCACTCGGTCACGACGCCGACGAGCAGGTCGGCGTCGAGGCCGGAGCCGACCGGGTCGGGCAGTCCGTAGTCGGGCAGCGCGGCACGCTCCCCGGGCCGGGTGTCCGCGAGCAGCGCGACGGACTGGGCGATCTCGGCCTCGCTGTCCTGCTCGTGCGCGGTCAGGCCCCGGTCGCGGCCGACGGCGATGGGCAGGGCGAGCGTGCGGGCCATCAGGCTCCTTCCCAGGCTGCGATCCAGGGGCCGCCGTCGGTGAAGACGAGCAGGACGAGGGTGTCGACGGGCAGCTGCTCGGTGGTGAGCTCGTAGCCGCTCTGCCCGGACGACGTCAGCGCCTGGCGGGTGCCGCCGAGGCACGGGCCGTGCGGGGTGCGGTTGTCGCCGTCGAGGGGGGTGGCGTAGACCCCGGAGTCGTCGGAGGTGGTCACGGTTGCGGTGACGGGCGGGCGGGTCTTCCGGGCGGGCCTGCGCTGCACCAGGTCGTCGACACTGGCCATCAGACCCACCACCCGGCTCCGGTGTACTGCGGGGCGTAGGCCTTGAAGACGCCGGTGCCGTAGGCCGAGCCCTTCGCCTCGATGGTGGAACCGTTGCCGAGGGAGATCGCGACGTGGCGGATCTCGCCGTTCTGGATGAACAGCAGCGCGCCACGGGTGCGGAGCGCCTCATCGACGCTCATCGTCTTCCCGGCCTGCTGGACCGCGGCCCACTGGCTGGCGGACGGCTTCGCGAGCACGTTCCCGCCAGCGCGGGTGGCTTCCTGCACCAGCCCGGAGCAGTCCCACGAGCCCGGCCCGGACGCGCCCCAGACGTAGGGGTCACCGGCCTGCGCGAGGGCGAACTGGACCATCCGCTCCCGGGCGCCGGACGCCGAGCCGCCGGTGTCGGTGCCGTCCTGGCCGGGGGTGAAGTCCGGGTCGCCGTCGTCGCCCTTGGTCTTGTTCCGCTCCCGCTTCGGCTCCTTCAGCGCGGCCTTGGCTCGGGTGAGCGTGACCAAGGCCCGAGGCGAGGTGATCGAGCGGGAGATCTCCGAGACGAGCCAGCGGCCGTCGGCGGGGCCCATCTCCTCGGCGATGACGACCGAACCGGGTGGGAGGTCCCAGGCGGCGACGTCGACGGTCACGGACGCCTCGGAGGCACGGCGGCCGACGTCGAGGGTGAAGTCGATGTCGTGGACGCCGCCGGAGTACTCCCGGATCGTGGTCGGTCTGGAGTCGCGGGCCACGAGCCAGGTGTCGGAGCCCATGACGAGCCGGCGGCCATCGGAGAACCGGCGCCAGCGGATGTCCTCGGCGGCCTCGCCGAGCACCTCCCAGGAGTTGGAGCGCTCGCCGCCCGTGGACCGCTCGACGACGCGCTGGATCGGGCCCCGCTTGTCGGGGTCCACGGCGACGTCGATCTTGGCCTCGCGCGCGAGGCGCTGGGCGAGCTCGCGGCGGGTGACCTTGCCGGGCTTGATGGAGAACTTCCCGGTGCGCCGGCGCAGGGCGGCGACGATCGCGTCCTCGAAGGTGAGGGTGATGAGGTCGGCGCTCTTGGACACGGCGACGAGCTCGAAGTGCAGACCGTCGAAGACGGCCCAGCTGCGCTCGTCGAGCGGGCTGCGCCCGCGCAGGAGCTTGCGGTGCTGGTCGACCACGACGACCTCGAGCGTGGAGGCGCCGTCGATGGTCTGCTTCACGGTCGGGTCGCCGTTGATGGCCTGGAGGAGGTCGACGCGGCCGCCGCGCTTCCCGCCGCTGACGAGCGTGAGCCGCTCCATGACCATGTCGCGGAGCGTGTCGGTGGCGGGCATCAGCTCTTGCCGCCCTTGCCCTTGCTCTTGTCCTTCCCCTTGCCCTTGCCGCGAGCCTTCTTCGCGTGGCTCTTCACCAGCTGCGGGGCGACGTACTCCAGCAGCGTGACGGTCACGGCCTGCCGGATCCGCCGGTCGGCAGCGTCGCGCTCGACGTCGCCCCACGCGATGTCGGTCAGGACCCACCGGGTGGTGGCCGGGAAGTGCACGGGTCCGATGACCTGCAGCACGGGCGGCGGGATCGTGACCCTCTTCGGCCGGCTGGCCCGGCCCCAGCTGGCGAGCCGCGCGCACTCGGCCTCGACGACCCGGTCGACGCCGCGGCTGACCTCCATCCCGTCGAGCAGCAGCGGGATCGTCCAGGTGTAAGCCGGGCTGCCCTTCCAGTACGTGGCGGCGACCGCGCGGGGCCGCTCCAGGCCCTCCCAGCCGCCGACGCCGCCGCCGGGCTCGTCCTTGCCGTCGAGCTCGAAGACGATCCCGGGCCCGGCCGGCGAGGCGGGCCGGATGGTGACGCGGGTGCTCACAGCCGCGCCTCCTGCGAGCGGAGGTCGTCGAGCACGGCCTCGCCGAGGACGCGCCCGTTCGGGAGGACGAGCTGGATGACGATCGGGCCGCCGGGCCAGGCCGGGCCGACGGTGAGGCTGCCCTCGTCGAGGTCGAGCGCGTCGTCCGGGAGGCTGAGCGTCGGCGCTGCGGCGAGCCGAGGAGGCACGCGCGGGAGGACCTCGCCGTCCTGGTGCGGGACGAACAGCTCGGACCGGCCACCGTCACCGACGATGTACGGCCGGCCAGCGACCACCGGGCCACCCGTGGCCAGGCGCGGGATGTCGGGAGTGCTCAGGGTGGCCCCGCCGATCTTGCCGATCCCCGGGACCTCTACGGCGGGTATAGAGAACGAGAGGCCGTTCCAATTGTCGATGATCCAGTTGATCGCGCTGCGGAACGCCTCCTTGATCCCGCTGAAGAGACCGGACGCCGCCGACGAGATCCGCCCAGGCAGGCGCGTGAAGTAGCCGACGAGCGCGTTGAACTTGTCGACGACGAAGTTCTTCGCTGCTGCCGCGCCGCCCTTGATCCGGTCCCAGTTCTTCACGATGAGCAGGGCTGCGATGCCGAACGGGCCGGTGAGCACGGCGAGGAGGGTGGGCCAGTTCCGCTTCACCCAGCCGAAGACGAACATCGCCGCGTTGCCGACGGCCCGGAGGGCGCCGTTGACAATGGTCCGGAAGGTCTCGGACTTCTTGTAGGCCAGGACCAGTCCGGCGACCAGGGCGGCGATGCCGACGATGACTAGACCGATCGGGTTCGCGGTCAGGGCGGCGTTGAGGAGCCACTGACCTGCGGTCCAGATCGCGGTGGTCGCGGCGACGGCCTTCGAGGCCGTGGCCTGCGCGATCGTGGCGACGCGTGCCCGGGTGCGGGCGAGGATCCCGGCGTTCTGCGCTCCGGTGTTCGCCGCGACGGCCGCTGTCTCGGCGACGGTGCCGGCGACCACGGCGCCGCGGCTCGCGACGAGGGCCTGGTTGGACTTCGTCAGCTTCCGGTTCACCAGCAGCTCGGCGACCTTCAGCGGCAGCGAGGCGGCGAGGACGATGTTCGCGGCGAGCTGGGAGACCTTCAGCGCGCCGTACCCGATCACCAGGTACGGGACGGCCTTCGCGAGGAGGTCGGTGTGGTCGGCGAGGAAGCCGGTGACGACACCGGTCACCTCGAGCATGTCGGAAATCCCGGGGAGCTGGCGGCCGACCTCGCTGAGCGCGGGGCCGAGGTCGCGCACATCGGTTGCGAGGTCGCCGACCTGCTCCTGAGTGCGACCCCAGGAGACGCCCTCGAGGCGGCCCTTCAGGTCGTCCCATCGTGCGACGGTGGTGTCGATCGCGCTGGGTAGCTCGTGGGCGAGCTGGCGGCCCCAGCGGGCGAACCGACGCGACAGGCTGCCGGCCTGGGTCTCCAGCTGCGGCAGGCTCCCCCGGAGCTCGCGGATCGCGACCTTGGCGATCGCGTTGAAGCCTTGGAAGAAGCCGGTCGCCGCGGTGGCCATCGGCCCACCAAGGAGCGTGAAGAACGACTTGGTCCGGCCCTCGGCGGCGCGCTGCTGGTTGGCCAACCCGCCGGAGGTGCGGGCGAGGTCGCCCTGGGCGTCGCCGAGGTTCTTCAGGATCAGCTGGTGACGGACCATCACCTTCTGCTGCTCGCTGAGCTCGCCGGTGAGCCCCATCTGGGCGGCCTGGGCCTTCATCGCGGCGTCGGAGATGAAGATGCCGAACTGGCGCAGCGGCTCGGCCTCGCCGGAGAGGCCGGACTGGAGCGCCTGGAAGACCTCGCCGGGGTCCTTGTTGTAGAACGAGCCGAGGTCGAGACCGGCCTGCACCAGGTCGGTGGAGAAGCCGGACAGGTCCTTGCGGCTGATGCCGGCGGCCTTCCCGAAGACGCCGAACTGGCGGGCGGCGTCCTGGAGCTCGGGGTTGTAGAGCCCGAAGCGGCGAGTGAGGTCGTTCAGGTCCTTCTGCACCCCACGAGCGGAGGGACCGAAGACGGTGTCGAAGGCGGACGCCGTCTCGCGGGCGTCGCCGGCGAGTCCGATGGCGTTGATGCTTACCCCGGCCGCGGCGACTCCAAGCGCGGTGAGGCCGACGACGCCGACCTTCGTCGCGCCGAGGATGCCGCGGCCGACGGTGCTTATGACGCTCCGCCCGCCGCGGGCGACGGCCAGGAGACCGCGCTGCACCTTGTCGGAGGCCACGGCCAGGAGCCCACGCTCGGCGCGCTTGCCAGCCTTGCCGACCTCGTCGGTCGTCTCGGCGACGTCGCGCAGCTCGCCCTTGGTGTCGACGAGCCCGCGGGCGACGGCCTGGCGCTCCTTCAGGGAGAGCCGGAGTGCGACCTCTTCCTCAGCCACGGCACTCCCCCTCTCTTACTTGAAGGCGCGCGCGATCCACCTGGTGATGGACCGTGCGGTCAGGCCGGCGGTCTTGCCGGCGAGGTAGTCCGCCAGGGCCTTCTCGCGGTCCTGACGGATCTGCTGGGCCTTCTCCAGCACCGCGGTGACGAGCACGAGGTCGTCGGGGTGGTGGCCCAGGTAGCGCAGCGGGTCGTAGCCGAGGGAGAGGGCGACCGCCGCCCCCTCGATGAGGACGGGGTCGCCGGTCAGTTTCCCTCGGTGTCCTGCTCGAGCATGTCGCGGGCGTAGCCGGACCACTCACCGAGGTCGGCGGCGGTGGAGATGATGTCACCGTCGGTGAGGTAGAGGCCGCGGACGACGTCGGTCGCCTTCCCGGCCGGGATCTCCAGGAGCCGGGCGAGCCGCTTGTCGAACTTCGGCCAGTCGGCCGGATCGGTCGAGCGGTCGGTCGGGTCGATCGAGACCTTGTCGTCGTCGACGACCTCGAAGACGCCGATGCAGGCCTCGGCCAGGATCGCGGCGTTGGCGATGACCGTGCGGTCGTCGTCCTTGCTCTTGCGGGCCCGCTCGCCGGCACCGTCGATGCGCTTCTGCTCGGTCGGCTTGAACCGGACCCAGACCGGCGGGTCGTACCGCGGGACCTTGATGTCGATGAACAGCACCGACTTCGCGCGGTCGCGGCGCGCGCGGATACTCTCCAGCACACTGCCCGGCGCGGCCTCGACCTCGCCGGTGGTCGACGGCTCGCCGTACCCGTGCTGGTCGGCCTCGAACTCGTCGCCCATCAGGCGACCTCCTCGATCTCGGCGACGAGCTCGCAGTCGCGGGGCTCGTCGGAGTTGGAGTCGACGTCGCCGGTGTTGATGGACGAGAGCCGGCCGATGAAGATCGTCGGCTTGCCCCAAGGCAGGCCGTCGTCGTCGAGGGGCTGCTCGGTGATGACGACCCGCGCGCGGCCGTTGCGGGTCCGCAGCCGGCGGCCGAGCTCGATGTCGCGCTCGCGCTCGTAGCCGCGGCCGATGGTGACGGCGCCCGTGGTCGGCCGAGAGGCGTAGGTCTTCTCCTTCGTGGTCCCGCCCGGGCGGCGCTTGGTGATGTCGGCGGTGGACTCGCCGCCGGAGCGGGTGTCCCAGGCGCCGGTGGGCGCCCCGTCGATGACAGCGGTGATCAGGTACTGGCTCTGCGTGCTCACGCGGCGACTCCTTCAGCGACGGCGGTCACCACGGCGATGGTGATCCGCTCGGTGTGGGCGGTGGCGGCAACCTCGGCGGCCGCGAAGACCTGCCCCTGTGCGATCGACTGGGGCGGGTTGTTGGCGAAGCTGCAGTCGACGTCGAAGGCGTCGTCGGCGGTCTCGCCGTAGAGCGCGCCGGCGCCGTAGAGCTCGAGCAGGAGCCCGCGGAGGGCGCCCTCGGTCTCGGCGAAGAGCTGGCCACGGCCGTCGATCTGCCGGCCGAGGAACTTCAGCATGGTGCCGCTCATGCCGGTGACGAGCGACATGGCGAGCCGGCCGACGTTGAGCTGGCGGAAGATGGGGTCGTCGGACAGCGACCGCCAGGCGGTGAGCGTCGGCTTCCCGTTGACGAGCCGGATGAGGTTGACCCCGGCGTCGTACAGCGTGTCGGCGTCGACGTCGCTGAAGACGGTCGTGACGGTCACCCCGCGTCGCACGAGCCCGGCGTCGCGGCCCTGGTCGAAGATCGGCGCCTGGTTGGTGTGCCCCACGGCGGCGTCCCCGCGGGCGGCGAGGCCGGCGGCGATCACGGAGCCCGGAACGTTGCGGGTGGTGCCGGCCGGGCCGGGGACGGTGACCCAGGGGCCGACCATGCTGGCCCGGATGGAGCCGTCGGCGGCGTTGAGACCGGTCGCGGCCGTGGCCGTGGTCGCGGCGACGACGGTCGAAGGGGTGTCGAGCAGCACGGTGCGCTCAGTGAACTCCTCGGCGTGGTCGACCAGCGCGGCGTACGCCGCGGCGGTCGTGATGCCGGGGATGCAGACCTGGCCCGGGCCGAAGTCCTTCGTCAGCTTCCGCAGGCCGGCGGTCCACTCGGCTTCGGTGACGGCGGCGACGTCGGTCGCGGTGGCACGGACGATGACGACCTTCGGGGCGCCCTGCTCCAGGGCGTCGCCGACGAACGCGGCGACGGTGTCCGGGACGGCGGCCGCGGTGGCGTCGGCCGAGGAGAGGCACTCCTTGGGGGCAGTGGGTCCGGTGGCGCCGGCGTACACCAGGAAGGCGGTGCCGGTCGCCGTCGGCGTCCCGCGGCGCGGGAGCGCCCCGGTGACGTTGACGATGATCTGAGGACGGGACATGCGGCTACTCCTGGTGTGTGCGGACGGAGAGGGACGGGTGCGTGCTGAGGACCGTGGGCAGGACGTCGGCGCCGAGGTCGAAGAGGCCGGAGGCGGTGACGTCGAGGGCGACCGCGCCGCCGGCGAAGGTGCGGGCCTTGTCCTTCTGCGGGACCAGGCGGTACTCCTCACCGACCCAGGTGACGCCGGTAGCGACGCCGCCGAGGCTGCGGTTGACGAGGCAGACGGTCCGGATGAACGAGCACCAGTCCCGGACGCGGGCCTGGGTGTCGTCGTGGTCGCGGCCGCGGTCGTAGATCCCCACGGCGATGCGCCACGTCGCTGTCCAGGCGTCGCTCGCGCGGCTGTACGTCGGCGGGCCGGTGAGGCCGGGCGAGGTGATAGCGACGGCGGGGAACCGTGCCGACGCGAGCGCCTCGATGGTGGGGAGCTGCTGCCACTCCTTGACCGGCTTGTACCGGTCCTCCAGGCCGAGGACCTCGACCAGGACGGGCAGCTTCTCGCGCAGCAGGTTCTCGACGGCGACGCAGAGGTCGTCGGCGCCTCGGACGGTAGCGGTGCTCATCGGCGTCTCCCGTGGACGAGCGAGCCGAGGAGACCCTCGGCCCAGTCGTCGAGGTGGGCGGGGGTCGGAGTCGGGGTGGCGTCGCGCTTCGGCATCCCGCGAGCGCCCTGTCGGAGGTAGTCGAGGTACGACGGGCCGGAGGCGGTGACTGACTCCCCGGAGATGTCCGGGCTGCCGGTCAGGTGCCGCAGAGCCTCGCCGGTGTCGACGAGGATCCGGTTGCAGTCCTTCGCTCGGACGGTGGCCGGGTCAAGCGTCGCCCAGGTCCCGAAGCCGTCGGTGGCGAAGACCTCGCGCTCGTAGTCGCCGAGCAGGTCACCGAGGACGGTGAGTGCGTCGCGGGGGTTGTCGAGCCGGTCGATGATCTGCTGCAGGAGCTCGGTGCCCGCGGAGACGTCGACGTCAATCGCGAGCATCAGCTCACCAGCAGATCTCGGGCTCGGGCGGCGGGAACGAGCCGACCGGCCCGGGCCCGGGGATGACGCCTGGCCCCTCGGTGGGGAAGGTGCCGAGCTGGGCGAGCATCTCCAGGTACTTCTGGTGCAGGTGGTAGCCGCGGCCGATGTTCCCCTGCTCCTGCTGCTCGGGGAAGAGGGAGTACTCGATCTCGGAGGCGACCTCGTAGGCGATCGCGTCGAGCGCGATGTCGCGGGGCGCGCCCTCGGGCGGGTTGGTCCCGACGTAGGGGACGACCTTGGCGGCGACTCCCCTGACCCACTCGTCGAGTCGGTCCTCAGGGACGTCCTCGTCGAGCAGGTCAGGGGACCGGCCCAGCAGCAGCTTCGCGATCGACTCCTTCGTGACGTGCGCTGCCAGGCCGGTGAGCGCCATCAGTCGCCCGTGTCCTCGCCGGACACGCTGCCGCGCGGTGCCCGGGTGCGGGGCGCGGGCGGCGGGGACGGGACCGGGGCGTCGGGCGCCTCGGTCAGGACGCCGGCGTCGACGAGGCGCTGCACGTGCTCCTCGTCGGCGTCGGCCGGGACGGTGTCGCCGCTGGTGAGGCGCACCTTCCCGCCGTCGGCGAGCCGGACGAAGGCGGTGAGGTCCTCGCGGGTCTCGCTGGCCTCACCGCCCTCGTCGCCGTCGGTCGCCGTGACCAGCTGGTCGACGACGAGCATCAGGACCCACCGCCGTCGGCGACGCTCTGGAGCTTCTTCACCAGCGTGGCCCGGGCGGACTCGCCCTTGCCCTGCTCGGCGGTGAGGAACTCCGCGGCGCGGTCCTTGTCGTCACCGACGTACGCCGTGATGAGCTCGATGCTCGCGTCCGTCGCCGGCTTCTCGTCGCTGCCGCTCCCGGGCGCCGGGGATCCCGGCGTCTGGGGCACGGTGCCCGGCGCGATCTCGGCGCGGACGTCCTCGGGGAGCCCGGCCAGGATCGCCTGGTAGTCCGCCGCGGCACGCTCGGCCAGGGCCCGGGCCTCCTCGGCGGCGTTCTTCTCCAGCTGGCCGGGCTTCACCACGGCGCCGGCCTTCACGAGCCGCCGGGCGTCGGCAGCGTTGAGCTCGACGATGTCGCCGCGGCGGTGCCGGATGTAGTCGAGCGGCTTGCCCGGCTCGGAGGTGATCTGGTCCCAGCGGACCGCGACCAGCTGGTACTTGCCGGCCTTCACGTCGTTGAGGTCCATCAGTCCTCCACCACGCCCGTGATCCAGCACGCGGCGAGGGGCTGGTCGATCCCCATGCCGCGCTTCATGGTGGCGTCGACGCGGTGCGACTCGGTCGGGCCGCCGTTCGGGCCGTTGCCCTCCGGGTAGAGCGGGGTGACCTCCAGCGGCCGCGGGTCGGTGTAGAACCCGATGGTCTTGCGCTGGCAGACCAGGACCCGGTCGTTGGGCCAGAACCGCGCCTTGAGGCCGAGCATGCCGAGGACGTCCTGCTCGAGCTTGCCGGTGTAGGCGATGTTCTTGCTCGCCATGTCCCCGCCGTAGACCTTCAGGAAGTCCTCGTTGTCGAGCAGGATCGGGGTGATGCTGCCCGGCATGACCGTGGTGTCGGCCTCGTAGTTCTCGGTGGTGTCGACCGTGTCGTTGCCGGCGGAGGCGACGACCTCCATCGCGGCGGCGAAGTCCTTCCGCGGGCGGCCCGAGGAGGTGTTCCACGCGGCCGACGCCGGGATGGTCGGGATCGCCGGGTTCATCACCAGCTGGCGCATGGCAAGGAAGCGGGCCCGGATCATCGTGTTCGTCAGGGCGAGGACCTGACGGTTGATGGCGCCGATGTTGTTCTCCCGGCGCATGTCCTCCGAGACCCGGACGCCGAGACCCTTGCGGGTCGCCAGCGCGACGCGGGGCAGGCCGCGCTGGTAGCCGGCGACGGGGATCTCCTCGAACTCGAGGAGCTCCTGGATCTCGTCGTCGAGGAACAGGGACGAGCCCTCCTCGAAGGCGATGGTGCTGGCGTCGCCCTCGTAGCGCAGGAGGATGTCGTCGATGAACTGCCCGTCGAGCAGCTCCAGGATCCGCGCGGGGAGCCACAGGGGGTTCCGGCGGATGTCGTCGACGGTGATCTTGCGGCCACCGTCCAGGGTGAGCTGAGTCATCTGGTTGCGCTCCTCAGTAGATCCAGGCCTTGGCGACCGAGTCGACGACGGTGACGCCCGCCGGCTCGGTGCACTCGCCCACGATGGTTCGGGCATCGGGGTTCGCCCCCGCGGGCGTGACACGGCCGTTCGAGGCGGCGATGAGCTTGTCGCCCAGCGCGGCGGCCGCGGCGTACTTGACCGGGACCTCGACGCCCTTGGCGACGTTGACCCGGGTCCCGAGCGGTGCGGTGTTCAGGACGCCGCCGACCGGGTCGGTGACGAGGACGGCGACGGCGTCGTTGAGGCTGACGCCGAGGACCTTGACCGACCCGGCGGCAGCGACGCCGACCTTGCTGGCCGCGCGGCCCTCGACCAGCTGGCCGCCGACGACGGCCTCGGCGGCGGGGTAGGACTTGGGCCCGGTCTTCCGGACCTGCGGGATGGCACCCATGCTCAGATCTCCCAGCTCTTGTAGCCGGGGTCCTCGCGGACCTCGGCGAGGGACGTGGTGGCGCCGCCGCCGGCGGTCGCCGGGACGTCGCCGTGGCCGATCTCGCCGGTGGGCACCAGCGGAGCGGCCGCGGACAGGTACTTCTCGGTCCCGGCCGGGTCACGGCGGAAGTCGGCCGCCCACTTCGCCCGGGCCTCGTCGGTCGGCGGGAACCGGTCCTTGAACCGGTCGAGGAACGAGTTGGTCTGCATCGTCAGCAGCTCCTCGGCCGCCTTGGCGCCGCGCTCGGCCTTCGCCGTCACGTCGTCGAAGACGGTCGCCGAGACGAGCTTCATGCCCTCGGGGACCTGGGTGGTCACCTTGGGGTCGGCACTCTCAGCGAGCGCCTCGGTCACGGCCGCGACGATGGTGTCGGCGTCCGCGTCCGCGGGGAAACCGACCTGCTCGCGCAGGGCCGCGATCTGCGTGTCGTTGAAGTCCACGACAGCAGCTCCTTCCGGTTGGGTGGTCCCGCCCGCGGACGCGGTCGGGGGCTTGATGGGCTGGCCCTGCCAGGCGGCGAGGGCAGCCGGGGGGACGGCCTCCAGGAGGCGGAGGTCGTGCTCGAGGCGGGCGAGGATGTCCTCGTCGTCGAAGTCGTCCTCGTCGGGAGCGGTCGGCGGGCTGCCGACGGCGGTGCGGGTGCCGACCTCGGTGGCGAGGTTCGCGGAGACGGCGCCCTCGGCGGTGTACCAGGTGCCGGTGCCGTCGTTGGCGAGCATGACCTCGCGCCACTGGGCGACGGTGCCGCCGGCCTTGTACTGGTAGACGCCCGCGTAGTTCTCGCTCTGGCCGTCGATCCAGTCGGCCTGCCGCCGGAGCTCGGCGGCGTTCCCGTAGCCGTAGGTGGAGGCGTCGTGCAGCATCATCTGCGAGCCGGGGCACATGACGATCTCGTCGCCGGCGATCGCGATGACGGACGCGGCCGAGGCGGCGAGCCCGTCGACGACGACGATGACCTTGGCCCGGTGGTTGCGGAGCAGGTTGGCGATCGCGATGCCGTCGGGCGCGTAGCCGCCGGGCGAGTGGATCCGGACGTAGAGGGTGCCGACGTCGAGGGAGCGCAGGGCCTCCGCGACGGACTCGGCGTTGAAGCCGCGCCACCAGCCGCCGACCGGGCCGTAGAGCCACAGCTCGCCGCTGTCGGGTGCGGGCTGCGGTGCCTGGTCGTCGTCCGCGGCGGCGAGGGCCGCGCGGGAGGGCTGGCCGAGCAGCAGGGCGGCATCGGCCTTCAGGGCGGCCGCGGTGCGCAGCCGCGACCGCTTCGTCGGGCTCTTCGTGCTCACGATTCCTCCAGGGGTGGGCGGGCGCCGTCGCGCGCGGGGACGCCGATCGCGGCGCGGACGAACTGCTCAAGGTCCTGGTCGGCGGTCAGTACGCCGGCCTGGACGAGGGTGGCGAGGGCCTGGACGAGGGCGTCGCGGCGTGCGCCGATCTCGTCGAAGACGAGGCACGGCGCGCGCTCGCCGGGCCAGTTCCAGCGGACGAGGTCGGCGACGACGTGCCGCGAGGCGGTCCGCGCGATGTCTTTCGCCGTCTTCTGGAGCGCGAGGACGAAGGCGTTGAAGAAGGTCGAGCCGAGCGCGTAGGACCCGGTGCCGGACTGGGATCCGAGGTTGAGGAAGTTCGCGAGCATCGACCCGGCGATCCGCTCGTCGTGGCGGCGGATGACCTTGTCCAGGTCGGGCAGGGTGCCGTCGATGCCCTTCAGGGTCAGCTTCGCGCCGGCGGGGATCGCGACGCCGGCCTCGCGTCCGACTCGGACGGCGGTGGCGATTGCCTTGCCCTTCGTCAGGTCGGTCTCGCCCTGGGCGGCTTCGTAGACGACGACGGGGGCGCCGGCGCGTTCGCCGAGGATGAGCTCCAGGCGCTGACCGCGGCTGCTCATCATCCAGGCGGGGTACGACGGGCGGAGGACGGACTCCCCGCGCCAGTTGCCGCCGCGACGGTTGCGGACGTACACGACGATCCGGCCCACCGGGAGCGGGGTCGGCTTCGCGGTGACCGCGGTCGTCAGGCTTCCGCGGCTCGGCCTGGCGGACTGCTCCAGCGAGATGAGGCCGCCGTCGCGCGCGACGTTGTACCGGGTGATCGTGCGGCCCGAGCGCCAGCCGAGCTTGGCGAGGTGCCAGCGGTTGTCGTCGCCCCACTGGGCCTTCTGCTCGTAGATCGAGTGGCCGTAGCGGAGGTACTCGTCGATGGCGATCTCGACGTGCTCGTCCCAGGAGAACTTGTCCTCGACCGGCAGCGAGCTGTCGTCCTGGTCGCTGACCCCGACGATGGGCACGGACAGGTCGCGGGCGACGTGCTGGACGATGTCCTCGCGGCAGCCCGTCCCGTCGAGGCGCCACCCGGTGCCGAGGATGGTCTGGACAACGGCGGAGAAGACGCCGGCGACCTGGGGGCTGGTGAGCATGTCGTCGTAGACGCCGTACGCCGTCGGCCAGCGCAGCTCGGGGACCTTCTCCAGCGTCAGGGAGTCCCACCAGTCGGTGGTGGCGCCGGTGTCGCCGATGCCGAGCTCGCGCTGCGGGACGTTGGTCATCTGCGGGGAGGGAGGTGCGTCGGCGTCGGCCACGTGTCCTCCTCGGGTCAGAGCGGGATGTTGTTCCAGTCGACGGCGTCGCCGAACTCGGCATGGCTCGCACCGAGCGCGTGGTCGGCGTCCTCGGAGATGCCTTCCGGGGCGGGCGGCGGCTTGTCCTGCAGGGCGCCGTCCTCGATGGCCTGGGCCCGGGCGGCGTACGACAGGAGCATCGAGATTGCGGCGTCGATGAAGACGCCCTCGAGGCGCTTCACGACCTTCAGGTAGTGCTCGATGACCTGGCCATCGGCGCCGACGCGGGGCTTGGTGGCCTTGCGGGTGCCCTTCGCGATGACGGCGTCCGCGACGTGCTGGGTGAGGTCGGCGTCGCCGGAGTGCGTGAAGGTGTCGTTGTCCCGGGCGACCAGGAACAGGTCGAGGATCGCGTCCATGCGGGACTGGACGTTGGTGGGGACCTCGACGACCTTGCCGGGCCAGCGGGCGGCCCACAGCGACATGTACTCGCCCCACTTGTAGGGGTCGCCGTAGAGGTACCAGACCTTGTAGCCGTCGAAGGCGTTGGTGACGGCCTCGTCGACCTTCTTGCGATCGACCCGCAGGTCGGTGCACGCGGCCGGCGGGTGGTCGGGCTTCTCGCACATGCACTTCGGCGAGAAGGTCCGGAGGTGGAAGACGCGGCCGTCGCTGATCCGGGTCGCGGTCAGCGTGGTCTTGTCTCGCGCCCGGGATCCGTCGAAGCCGAGGGCGACGGCCTCGCCGGGGGCGAGCACGGACGGCCGGGAGAAGGCGGCCCACTTCTCGGTGGGGCAGAGGACCTGCTCGCCGGACAGGATCTCGGAGAGGAAGAACCGGCGGCGCTCGGTCTCCAGCTTCGACTTGTCGCGCACCGAGCGGGTGATGCGCTGGCTCGACACGTGGCCGCCGCGCTCGCGGAGGCTGTCGCCGTAGAGGTAGATGATCTCCCGCTGCAGCGCCTCGTCGTCGTCGAGCTCGACCCGGGTCCGTGCGATCCGGGCGTCGATGAGGATGTGCGGGTCCTTGGCCTCGTAGACGCGCTGGGCGTGGGACCGCTCGGTGGGGTCCCACGTGTTGGTGGCGGCGGTCCACATGCCGTTCATGCCGTCGGTCGACCGGATCAGCGTCTGGGCGAACGTCAGCGGCGAGCGCTGGCCGCCGGAGGCGCCGGTCTTCACCGTGTCGGTCATCAGGCCGTTCTCGGTGAGCGACACCTTTGTGAAGCGGCCACCGAGCCGACCGACGGCGGTGGTGGTGAGTCGCTCGACGGGGTTCCCGCAGGGCAGCCGGATCTTGTCGAGGGTGACGTCGACGCCTGGGTAGTCGGCCAGCTCGGAGGCCTCGACCATGGCCTTCAGCGGGAGCCAGGTGTTGTTGGCCTGGTCGTCGTTGAGCGCGGCGACCGCGACCCACGGCGACGGGTGCGGCCGGCCGACCGGTTCGCCGTTCGCGTCCCACCCGGCGAAGTCGCACGGGCCGAAGGCGTGGAAGAGGTCGAGGGCCGACAGGATCGGGTCCTTGCCCCACTTCTGACCGCGGACGACCATCGACCCGCCGTACTGGAAGGCGTCGTTGCCGATGTCGCCGGGGGCGTTCGGGTCGAGCCGGTACTTCCGCAGCACGTGCTTCTGCTGCTCGGGGTAGAGCTGGAACGGCTGGCCCATCTTCGGGCCGTCCGGGATCGGGAGCGTGTCGCGGATCCACTGGAGCGCGACGTGCCCGAGGGTCGGGAACTCCTTCGGGACCCGAGGCCCTCGCCACGGCACGGCGGTCAGTCCTCGTCGTCGTCGACTGCCAGGACGACGACGGTCGCGCCGTGGCCGTCAGTGCCCGTCGCCACCGAGGAGAGCTGGGCCCGGCCGCGCTGCTCGGCGAGCTCGTCGGTGGCGATCGTCCACATCAGGTCCTTCATGCCCTTGGGCGTGAGGCCGAGGTGGTGACCGCGCTGCCGGGCCTCCTTCGAGTCGTCGAGCGACCCGACCTCGGCGGCGGCCTTGTGCCGGACGTACTGCGCGACGTCGCGGTCCCACTTCAGCTTCGCCCACTGGCAGGCCTGGGGCGTGCGCCAGAGCTTCTTCCAGAGGTCCTTCTCGCCCTCGACGATCGCGTCCCGCTCGGCCTCGGCGATCGCGAGCCGCTCCCGCAGCCGGGTGAGCTTCGTCCGCTCGGTGCGGGACAGGTCCTCGTCGAGCTCGCGCTCCTCCAGCGCCTCGAGCTCCTCGCGGATGAGCCGGATCCGAGCGGTCAGCCGGGGGTTCTCCGGCAGCGGCCACTTCGGGGTCCGACCGCGGTAGCCCTCGGCGGGGAGGACAACGACGCCGACCCGAGGGTTGCGTCGGGCGGCGAGCGGGTTGGGCGGAGGTCCGGGCAAGGCTCGTCACCTCCTCTCGCTGGGGGCCGAGGGCCCCCAGGCGGAGCGCAACGCGCTGAGACGACGGGTCCGTGCACACGAATCGCCTCTGGATCCCGTACAGAACTCTTTTCACGTCCCCCCGGGTCTAGCCCCCCAGGGGTCCTGGATTTTTCAGGTGGGGGGCCGAGACGTTGCAGGAGACGTGCTCAGGGGCTCTCGGAGCCCCACAGGCGGCGTCCGGATGCCCGAGGTGCCAGTCCTGGCCCGGCCGGATGAGCGGGTCGTCAGCCCGGCACAGACCGGACGTGAAGCGACGGCAGTAGACACCGTCCGCGTCGATGACGAGCTGCCACGAAGCGCGCTCTCGCTGGTGCGCGGCGTCGTACCCGCGGGCGGTCGAGCTGCCCCGAGCCTGCTCGCGGGCGGTGCTGCACGACGGACACCGGCTGCCCTCCACTGGGCGTCCGCAGCCGAGGCAGGGACGGAGGGGCACGACGTGACCTCCGTTTCCACCGTTCTTCGGCGGTTGCTGCCGCGTTACGGCACCATCCAAGGATGCGTTTCGTCATTTGCGAGTTGAGCAAGCGGTGATCGATTGGGCCGAAGTGGTTCCACCTGCCGTTGCCCTACTTGGTGTCAGCGTCGCTAGTACTCAACTGCTTCGAACCGTTCGACGCTCGACAGACAAGGCTGAGGCGAACTACCGACAGAGCCTGCGGATCACCTACGGGCCAAAGGTCGTGTTCGAGGAGTTACGTGCCGCGAGCGAGGCCGCTCCTGCACAGCTTGAGGTAATCAACGGCGAAGCGGACCCATTGCCCCACGGCAAGACGCCGCCGAAGCTCGATGGCGAGCCGTCGCTGAACCCACCTGAGGCAAACGACCATCGGGCGCGACTTGCCGCGCTGCCGATCGACTATCACGCTCAAGTGCTAGCTCAGTCCCGCCAGAGCTTCATACTTAGCGTCGGGGCTGCCGTCGTTGGATTCCTCGTCATCACGATCGGAGTCATCCTGGCGTTCGTCGGGACGGCGCCGGCGACCATCGCGACGATGGCCGGTGGAGTCATCGCCGAGGCCGTGGCCGCGTTGTTCTTCACGCAGAGCAACAGGGCACGTTCCGTCATGGCCGGGCAGCTGGAAGGGTTCCGCGAGGCGGACGAGGTCTCCCGGCAGGCTACAGAACGCCGCGATCTGATCGAGATGGTCCGGAGTCCTGAGAAGCGCGACGACCTCCTGGTGGAGACCGTGCTCATGTTGGCCGGTCGGGTGACTTCCGAGCGACCGGGCCGACCCGGCGATAGCCCGACCGAACCGGTCTAAGCCCACTCGATCCCGTACGCCTCGGGACGGAGGCGAAACGGCGCCCACGCACTTCGGGGGCACCGTCCGCTACAGGATGCCACACCGCGGGCGAGATCGCTCGCGGAACGGCGTGTGTCACGCGCTCTTCGCGATGCGCTCCAGGTCGTCGAGGGAGAAGTCGTAGACGCTGCTGAACCCGCCACCGGCTTCGCGGCGCTCCTTCAGGACGGCGCGGTAGGTGACGACCATGCGGCGGTACGACACCAGCATCGGGGCGTGGGAGTTGCCGCCGTCGTGCTTGTCGTCGATCCTCGTCGAGACCTCCCCCCAGCGCCCGGTCGCGACGAGGTGGCGGACGTAGCCCAGCATGTGGATCTCGACCGAGTCGTTGCCGTCGAAGCCGCCGAAGGACAGCTCGCGGAGGTTGTCCTCGCCGAGGGTCTCGCGCTCCTTCTTGGTGAGCTTCTCGACTGCGGCGCCGCAGACGCGGAACATGTCGAGGATGTCCATCACGATCCGGCAGTTCTCGGGGCTGAGCTCCTCCCAGATGCCGCCGAACTCCTTCTCGTACTCCAGCGTGTAGCCCCGCTGGAGCACCTCGATCATCGACTCGTGGTACTCGATGTCGTGTCGGTCCTTGCTCAGCTTCGCCAGGATCTCGTGGTTCTGCACGAGCAGCTGGCGCTGAAGCTTGGTGAGTCCGACCGGGGCAGGCCGACCGCCGACCTCCTCCTCGCGGCCGAGGAGGCTGTTGATCTGCGAGCGGAGCAGGTCGCTGACGTTGGTGCGCTGGGAGGCGGCGAGCTCCTCCAGGGCGCGGCGTGTCGCGTCGTCGACGCGGATGGTGAGCGGGGGCATGAGCCCTTCCTCTCTGTCATTCGTCATACACAGCGTACGACGTCGTACGCGATAGCCTACGTCATACGGCAGATGAAGCCAAGGAACGCCGTTCGCGCTGCTGGAGAACGTCGGCCACGTCGTAAAGGAGGCGGCCGGAGCCGTCCTTGCCGCGCTTCGTCACGAGGCCCTTCGCTGCCCAGCCGCGAGTCGATCCCTCCGGGACGCGGTACGTCTCGCGGATCTGGCTCGCCGTGAGCGCCGGCGCGACCGTGACGTAGACGCCGGCGACCTTGGCGCGGTAGTCGTGCTCGGTCCACCACTGGGCGCACATCGGGCAGGTCCAGCGGTCGTCGTCCTCGGTGGCGCCGTAGGACTTCACGAGGTGGCCCTTGCCGCAGGCCGGGCAGGGTGCCCCGGTCTCGTCGTAGGGGGCGACAGCGAGGACCTCCTCGAGGTGGCCACGGCACTGGCCGACCTCGCGGGCGAGCTGGCCGAAGTCGAAGGCCTGGTCGTGCGCGAGGCGGCTCAGGTGGCCGTCGAGGTACGCGGCGGCGGTCGCGATGTCGATGCGTTCTCCGACGGTGTCGAGCAGCTGGTCGAGGTGGTCGCGTACGGCGAAGTCCCACATGCCGAGGACCCACAGCGGGTGGAGCTCGTCGCGGACGTCCTCGTGCCAGGCGATGACGTCCGGGCACAGCTGACCACGGACTCGGTCGCAGGACTGGTGCTTGCAGGGCTTCCCGTCGTCGTCGGGGGCGCAGCTGGGCCCGGACGCTGGCGGCAGCGTGGCTGGGCACTGGCGGCTTCGGACGCGCTGGCAGCGGCACAGCTTGCCGGTGACCATCGACCGGTGGACGTGGCGCTGGGCGTCGTAGTTCGCGGCCGGGCCGGCGTGGAGCGCGGCGAGGCTGTTGACGCCCCGCTCGGTGGCTGCTGCGGTCATGATCATGGAGAGGTCGCCGATGCGGGCGATGTCGGTGCGGGTCGTGCCGATGCAGCTGGCGCAGGTCTCGTCGGTGCCGCGGCCGTCGACGGTGACGTGCTCGTGGCCGCAGACCTGGCAGTGCCGCTCGGGGCATGCCTCGCAGCCAGGGCAGCCGCTGGTGTTGCAGTCGCGGTGGTGGCTGCGGAGCATCCGCGGCTGGTCGTCGCCGACCCAGCGGCAGGTCGTGGCGGTGCTGGTGGTGATCACGGGGTCTCCGTCGTCGTGGTGCTGAGCTGGTCGGTCGGGGACGTGCGCGTATGACCGAGGAACTGGTCGATGCACGGAACGCGAGACAGTCGCGGCGTCGGCGCGTACCGTCCCGGCGTGAGTTGGCAGCAGAGCGACACCTGGCAGTGGTGGCTGCAGTACGGCTTCGACGGCATCGCGGGCGGCCTTCTCGGAGGAGCGGCCACCGGCCTCGTGTTGTGGGGAACCATCAGGCACGAGCGCCGCATGTCTGAGGATCGCGATCTCCGGGATGCGGTTCGTCGACTCCAGGTCGTGGCCATGTCGGTGGGCATGCACCCCGTAGCCGACCCGCTCGAGCGACACCACCGGGTCCTGCAGCTGCTGGCGGCGATGATCGAGGTGGAGCCCCTGGCCCAGCGGCTCGCTCCCGCACTGAAGAGCGACATCGCACGTGGTCGCCAGTTCATCTTCACGGATCTTGGGTCGGCGGATCCCAATGCGATGCTGCTCTCTCGGTTCACGGCCGCGCTGTCCGCGACGCTTTCCTCGTGGTTCGCGGATCCGAAGAAGTTCCAGAAGACCGCCGAGAGCACTGGCGACTGGCTCGACGGACTCAGGTCCGCCTGACTCGGGCAGGTAGTCGATCGTGTCACCATCAACGGGTCTCCGATGAACCATCGAGAGGCAGTGGAGTGTCTTCCTCCGGGATCGGCTCCGTGCAGTCGATGCACGCGGACTCCGGGCCGTCGGCGTGGTGGGCCGTGCGCCATCCGGCGGCGTCGGGCTGGTCGTAGTGGTCGTGGTGGTCAGGCTCCGTGATGACGGGGTAGGGCTTGATCCGCTCGACGGGTACGCCGTACGCCGTCGCCCGGCCGTAGGTATCTCGCCGGTCTCGTCGTAACGGGCGGCTGCCCATGCCCAGGCCTGGTCGTGGGTCATGCCCTGGTTGATGGCGTCGGCGAGGAGGGCCATGTCGCGGGCCTGGACTAGCAGCTGGGTCCGGGTGACGGTGAGCCGGCGGCCCTCGTCGGTGTCGCGGAGGTCGTGCCAGTCGGTGCCGAAGACCTGGAGACCGATGGCCACGGCGTAGAGGTATGGGACCTCGATGCGGAGCGGTCGGACCTCGCCCTCGGCGGGGTGGGGGTAGAGCTCGTGGGCGTAGCGGCGGATGGTGCGTCGTCCGGGGAGGGCGGCGGTGGTCATGCTCGGCTCCTTCGTGAGCGGGTGGCGGCGGGGTCGACGCCCTTGGCCTCGGAGGCGCACTGGACGCAGTGCTTGGTCGTTCCGGAGTGGCCCGGCTCGTCGCAGGGCGGGGCGGGGACGGCGTGCAGCGGCGTCCCCGGCGAGGGGAGCGCTTGCCAGGCAGCGAGCCAGGCCTGGGCGAAGACGGCAGGCCGGTCGGGCCGGTACGACGCCTTCGCGGCGTGGACGAGTCGGGAGTCGCCGTGAAGGTCGACGAGCCGCTCGATCTCGGCGAGGTGCTCGGCGGTTAGCTTGTCCCAGCGGACGGTGAGCTTGTGGGCGTCGAGGGCTGCTCGAAGGATCTCGACCGCCGGAGGCAGGTCGAGGGTCTTGGGCGCGTTGTCCACAGGTGCGGCGGCGGCCCGCGCAACTGCTGCCGCAGCAGCAGTTGTCTCTCTCTTACTCTCCCTCTCTGATTCATAGAGGGATTCCTCGTGACCGTCCGCGCCCGCGTCCGCGGACACGTCCTCGGACTGGTCGGTGTCGTGTCCGGCTGCGCGGCTCGCGCGCTTCCGGTCGCGGTCGCGCTTCTTCTTGTCCTGGAGCTTCTTCAACTCGGCGTTGATGGATGCCCAGTCGACGATCATGTAGCCGCCGCGAACGCGGACCCACAAGCCGGTCTTCGCGAGCCGGTCAGCGATCTTCTTCGCCTGGGCCGGCCGGCGGGTGAGCATCGGGAGCATGGCGTCGGGGATGAAGCCGTCGGTGCCGAGCTCGCCGGCGAGGGCGTCAGCGCGCTTGAACATCACCTCCATGGCGTCGTCGCCGGTGGCGATCTCGATCAGTCGGTAGTAGCCGACGAGGGACTTGACCCAGTCCATGGTCAGGCTGCTCCTCTCTCCATCTCGGCCGCGGTCTCGCGGGACGCGCGGGTGAGCTCGGTGCGGATCCGGTCGGCCTGTCGACCGAGCTGGACGGACTCCGCGACGCGCTTGCAGCTGTTCATGGCGGTGGTGTGGTCGCGGCCGAGTGCGCGGCCGACCTTGGGCAGGGAGAGGCCCTGGTCCCGGAGCAGAAAGGCGGCGACGTGTCGGGCGGCGACGACGGCGTGGTGTCGGTCGCGGCCGATGATCTGGGTGACCTCGACGGCGTACGCCGCGGCGACCGCGCGGAGCGTGACCGCGGTGGTCGTGCTGAGGCCCTGGAGGAGATCGGCGACATCGTCGCGCAGCTGGGCCATGCGCCACAGCTGGCGCCGCTCGCGTTCAATCTCGGCGTCGATCGCCGCGCGCATCTCGTAGAGCTCGTCGAGGCGGGTCACGACATTTCCTGACGGCGGATCGCGCCGAGAATCAGCTGGTCGGGCGTGAACAGGCCGAGGCGGCCCGGGCAGGGCACCATCCGGCGCAGCGGGCGCCGGTCTCGGATCTCGATGTGCCAGCCGGTCGGCTCGGCCCAGCGCGAGCACTGGCCGCCGCAGTCGTAGGCGCGGTGGGCGCCGACGACGTTCATCACGCCGACGACGCCGCCGAGCTGGACCTCGGGTGGCGATCCGGGCCCGCCGAGCTGCGGCATCCGCATGTTCGCGAGGTCCTCGGCGGCACGGAGGCCCGCGGCGTCGAGCTGCAGCCCGGCGTGGACCAGGGTCCAGCCGCGGTGCGCGCCGACGACGTTGCGCGACCGGTTCTCGACGTCCTTGCCTCCGGCGAGGATCGCCCAGGCCCAGGGCTGGCGGATCGAGATCGCCTTCATGTTCCAGTTCCGCTCTGTACGGTGCGGGTCATGAACCCGGGAGACACGTGGTGGGGCGTTGTGCTTGACGGGTTGTTTGGCGGTGTCGTCGGCGGTGCGGCGACGGGGGCTGCCGTCTGGGCGACGCTGCGGCACGAGAAGAGGTCTGCGCGGTTGCAGCGGCTGCATGCTTCAGCTGCTCGGTTAGGCGAGATGGCGACCGTGCTCGCGCAGGAGGTCGCCTCGGCGATTCCAGATGAAGTCGAACGAGGTGACTTACGGAGTTGGGCGTCGCAGGTCCGGCTCATCCAGGCCGCTTCGTTCGATCTCTGGGCCGGCATCTCGGACGATGAGCCCGACGCTGCCAAGGTGCTGGACAAGATCCGAGACCAACTGTCGGGGGCGACGCTGGGTCGCCGGGGCGAGTGGGAAGACAATCGCAATGAAGCACTCGAGGCGCTTGGATCGCTCTCGTCGTTCTCGGTCGCGTGGATCACAGAGCCCGACCAGTTCGTCGAGAAGAAGAAGCGACGGATCACCTTCCAGTCACCGGTGACTCGACAGATTCGTCCATAGAGTGCAGATACGGTGCGCGCCATGGATGAGACCTGGTCTGGCGGACACCTAAACGATCCGTCGTGGTGGTGGGCCATCGCGAGTGACGGCGTCCTTGGCGGCATCATCGGCGGCCTCGTGACCGCGTGGGCCGTTTGGCTGACGCTTCGGCATGAGAGGCGTAGTTCACGACTGACGTCGTCGCAAGATGCGGCTGGTCGGATGCTCGGCCTCGCGGCGGCTCTGCTCACCGAGATTGGGCAGACGTCGTTCGCCGGCCGGACCCCGGAATCGGATCTCGTCACTCTGGAGAAGTGGTGGGCCTCGTATCGCACCATGCAGGCTGCTTCAATCGAGTGGGCGTCGCGGATGAAGCTTGACTTTCCAGGCGCCTCCGCTGCCGTAGCAACGCATCGTCGGAAGGTGCACGACGTGCTCATCGACCGTTCGTCCACCCTCGAAGAGCGCCAAACGCCGTTGAGCGAGGCCGTGGCTGACGTGATCGTCCACGCGTCGACATGGCTCGGGGACCCGAAGTGCGACGAACCCGGGATCTTCGACCGGGCGGGCCTTCGGACAGCGAGAGCGACAACGGTCGTAGACGCCTCGGTATCACCTGCCACGGTGCAGACCGAGTCCACGGTCTCGTCGGCGTGACGCACCCCCACTTCGCCCAGACCTCGGAGAGGCGCTCGCCTTACGACGCTGGTGAGTCTCATGGCCGGGGCCTGGGACGTCGGCCGCACTGCAGCTGCGCCTCCATCAGGACCCAGGACGCGACGCCCTCGACGGGAGGCAGGTCGACACCCGCGGCGCCCGTGGCCACGACGCGCACGCGGCACTTCCCGCTGAGCCAGTGCTCGGTGTACGCGGCGTTGGCGATCACGTTGGCGCGGAGCGTGGAGATGATCTGGCCGAGGTCCTCGGTGGTCTCGGGGTCCAGGACGGCGCCGATGCTGAGGCGGTAGGGCCATACGACGGTCATGGAGCAGGTCCCGGGCCCCGCGACGCGGCCCGGCTGCGCCCCGTCGTCGGGGCCCCGGAAGCGGGTCACTCGGGGCGGCCCTTGAACAGCGGGTGGCGGATGTTGTTGTCGACGTGGTCGACGTACTCGATGAACGCGGCGCGGACGATGTCGTCGGGGTTGAGCAGCGCGTAGAAAAGCGAGAGCCGCCCGCTGGTGATCCGGTAGCGGAACCGGGCGATCAGCTCGACCGGGTCGGCGCCCTCGAACGGCGCGACGGCGATCGTGAAGGTCTGCGGGATCTCCAGGTCACCGCCCTCGCCGGCGCGGGCCTGGGTGGTCTCCTCGTAGCGCAGCTGGACCTGGCCGTCGCCCAGCCGGACCGCGGACTTGAAGTCCACGCCGGTGGTCGCGATGAGCGAAGAGGCGATCTCCAGCATCGTCGCGGCGTCGGGGGTGACGACGTCATTGGCGCGGTCCTCGAGGTGCTCGGCGAACTGCTCCTGGGTGAGCGCCTTCTTGTCGAGGGCGCGCCAGGCCTTCCAGGCGTCGGTCTGCACGAGCTCCAGCACGACACGGTGGTCCCGGTGGCCGGCCAGGCCGCCGGGCCTGTCGGTGTTGTCGACGTCGGCCTCGGCGTGGGCGTTGATGACGCCGACGAGCTGCATCTTGCCGAGGTCGGCGAAGACCTCGGTCTCGGGCAGGCCGTGCTTGGCGAGGTACTCAATGAAGGAGGGGGCGTCCTGGACGAAGACGGTGCCCTTCTTCCGGATCGGGTGCGGGGCGTAGCCCTCGTACTTCTTGTCGAAGTCGAGCTCGAGGGCGTCGACGTCGATGACGTGCGGCTGCTGGCCGTCGGCGCGGGGCAGGACGAAGAAGCGGCTGCCTTCGGCGAGCGCCTCCGGCATGGGCTTCATCGCGTAGCCAGCGAGGACGGCGGCGGCGGTCTCGTTGCTGCCGAACTCCTCCGGGCTGAAGTCGGGCGGGGTGGTGGTGCTCATGGATCAGGCCTCTCGTCGGGCGGCGGTCGACGCGGTCGCGTCGGCCGGGTCGGTGGGGACCCCCTGCAGGGACGGGAACTCGTCCTGGTTGGGGTCGCGACGGACGGGTCGGCCGTCGTCGGTGAGGAAGAAGGTCGAGGGCAGCACCGAGCGGCGCGGGACCTTCGAGCCGACCTGGTCGGTGACCTCGAGGCGCGGGGTCTCGTGGTCGTTGACCTTCTTCGGGGTGAACTTCAGCTTCACGACGACCTCGCCGGGCTTGCCGGTGTCCTGGCAGGCGGCGATGACCTTGGCGATCTCGTCGGTGAGCTCCTGGCTCAGGCGTCCGCGGCGCAGCTCGGCGAGGATGTCGAGTGCGGGACGCGCGTGTGCGCTCATGGGGCGGGGTTCTCCTTCGTGTCGGTGGTGCTCGGGGTGGTGCACTCGTGGGGGACGTGCCAGGGCATGTCGCGGACCTCGGCGTCGGCCTCGACGTCGGAGCACTGCCGCTGGACCTGGATGAGCTCGACGAGGTCGACGACCTTGTAGGCGGTGCGGCCCATGACCGGGAAGGCGTTCACGGCGAGCGGGTGGTGGCCGTCGACGGGGGTCGGGTCGAAGGTCCGGACGTTCCCGGTGAATGGCGAGCGGAGGAACACGACGGGTCGGCGGCACGTCCGGCACTTCGCGGGGCCGCGAGGCATCAGGACGCCGCCTCGGCGGTCTCGTTGACGAGCTCGGTGTGGCGGATCTCCAGCTCGGTGCGGACCTCGCGGTCGACCTCGCTGAGCGGGTAGCCGGCGGTCTTCAGCCAGTCCCACACCGCGAGGGCGTGCTGGATCTCGGTGAGGTCGTCGGAGAGGTCGTCGACGGCGTCGAGCGCGGACGCGATCGACGCGGCGGTCCAGGCGGCGAACGTGGCGAGGGCGTGGGTCGGCTTCGCGACCGCGACGGTCGCGGCGGCGATCGACCGGGCCCGCTGCTGGCCGGCGTACGACTGGTCGTCCTGGGCGACGCCGAGCGCGGCGAGGAGGGTGCGGGTGTCGATCGCGTCCTCGGAGCCGGGGGCGGTGATGAGCAGCGGTAGCGCGGCGGTCGCGGCCTTCGCGAGGTCGGAGTGGGTGCGGGGCGGGAGGAGGTGGGCGAAGTGCTCGCGCATCCAGTCGAGCCGTGCGGCGGACGCGGCCGCGCGTCGGGCGGCGCGCTGCTCGCGCTCGGCCTGCTGGGCCTCCCACTGGGAGCGCTGCTGCTCGCTGACGACCGGGGCGGTGCTGGTGGTGGCCGGCAGAGGGTGGAGGGACCCGTCGCGGCACAGAAGCCGCGGCTCGCGGTGCTGGTCGGCGTCGCCGTCCTCGTAGACGAGGCAGCCGTCGTGCCCGGCGGGGTCGCGGAGCTCGTCGGTGGTGAACCAGGCGACGGGGTAGATCCGGTTCGGGCCGGTGACGCGCTGTCCGTCGGGCCACTCGACCAGGGCGATCCCGGCCGCGGTCCACTGCTCGACCTGGGCGGCGTACGACGCGAGGGTGTCGCGACGCCTCCGCAGCACCCGCACCTCGACCTGGAAGTCCGGGGTCCCGAGCGCGGCGTCGAGGCGCTCGGCGGCGGTCTCGTCGCCCGCGAACTCGAGGACGGCTTCGGCGTCGGCGATGGTGATCTCGCCGGCGTGGAGCCGGCCGCGGGCGGTCTCGCCGAGGCTGGTGAGCCGGAGGCGGGCCTTGATGGTCGACTTCGCGCGGCCGGTCGCCGCGGCGATGGCGTCGATGTCGTGCCCGAACAGGGTGAGTTGCTCGTAGGCCGCGGCCTCCTCGGCCGGGGAAAGGTCGGAGCGGTGGAGGTTCTCGACGAGCATGAACTCCAGCTGCTGGGCCTCGGTGACGAGATCGTCGCGCAGCATGACGGGGACCTCGTCGAGGCCGGCCTTCGCGGCGCCGTCGAGGCGGCGGTTGCCGCCGAGGGCGTAGTAGCCGTCCCAGTCGTACGCCGGGGCGACCGTGAGGGCCTGGGCGATCCCGATGGAGCGGATCGACTCGACCATCTCCGGGTCAGCGACCGCGGCCCAGCGGGCGTTGTTCGGGTGTTGCCGGACGCGGTCGAGCGGCAGGGTGGGCGTGGTCAGGTCGACGGTGGTGTCGGTGGGGTGCTCAGTGGTGGTCATGCGGACTCCCGGTCGGTGAGGGCGCCGCGGACCGGGGCGTAGACGTTCACCCGGGCGGCCTTGGTGGAGCGGAGGGTCGACGGCGTGACGCCGACGTATCGGATGAGGCCGTCGAGCTGGGCCTGGATGAGGCGGCGGCTGATGAGGCACTTGCGGACCTCGGGCAGCAGCGGGCGGAGGTCGTTGGCGGAGAACGGCCGGCCCTGGCGGACGAAGGCGTGGATCACCTGGTCGATGACGCGGCGGTCCCACTCGTCGGCCTTGCCGTGCTCGCGGGTGGATGCCTCGTAGAGCTCCCAGCCCTTCGCGACGGCGGCGCGTACGGCGTCGGAGACGGGCGCCTCGATGATCGGGCCGCTCACGAGGTCGCCGACTTCCAGCGGCCGACGAGGGCGTCGAGGTGCTGGTCGGAGAACTCCCACCGGTGCACGGGGTGCGCGCGCCAGTTGCGGAGGTCCTCGGCCGGAGGGATCGAACGGGAGCCGGTGGACGGGGCGCGATCGGGGAGAGCCGCTCCGTCCACCGGGCCGTGTCCCGCCACCGGCCGCGCTTCCCATTCGCAGCTGGTGGCGGGAGTCTGGGGGTAGGGGTCCTGCATCGCGGCGAGGATCCGGGCGCGGTCCCGCGGCGGGACCGAGGGGAACAGCACCGCGGCGGTGCGGCGGGCGATGAGGATGACGAGGTTCGTCATGTCGGGTCACCTCCAGCGACCTTCAGGTGTCGGGCCGGCTTGGCCGGCGGGAGTGCGGCGAGGTCGGACGCCTCCTGGGCGGCCTTGCGCAGGTAGGCGACGTGCGCGGCCGCGGCGTTGATGTCGGCCGCGGGGATGCCGCCCGAGGTGGAGATGAACTCCAGCCCGTCGGCGAGGTCGCGGGCGGTCTCGACGTCGACGACGACGGTCACGACGCCGGGCGCGATGAGCGCGTCGAATCGGGCGGTCACGTCGTCGCCCAGATGACGAGGACGACGATGAGGATCACCGCGGTGAGGACGGTGAGGTCTCCGGCGCTGTCGGCGAACAGCGGCCGGATCATGACTGCACCTCGACCGGTCCGTACGCCGTGACGAGCTCGTCCCAGAGGAGGACGCGCCCGACCTTGGTGTTGTACAACGGGCCCTGCTCGGCAGTCGGGCACGAACGGCCGCACGTGTGCCACCAGGCGCCATCGGCCGGCGCCCAGGTGCATCGCTCGCGGTCGAGCACGCGGGAGTCGGGCGAGGTGGACGGCTCGGGCGTCATGGCCGCGGCGGCGGCGTCGAGGAGTTCGGAGACCAGCGCGGTGACCCCCGATCCCCAGTAGCGCTGCTCGCGCACGCGAGTGGCGGCCTGGCGAAGGTGCATGACCGTGGCCTCGTCGACCGTCATTTGCTTCGGGCCCGTGGTGAGCTGCGGACGGGGGACGCTGATCCGGCGAGGGGCGGTCACTGCAGGGCCTCGTTCGCGTCAGCGCCGTCGAGGACCCAGTCGAGGACCAGCCAGCCGAGGTAGAGCACGGCTACGACCAGCGCGAAGACGACCGCGGCGGCCTGGAGCTCGGCCTGGGTGGCGGGCTGCGGGGTGCCATCGCGGACGACTGTGGCGAGCGTGATCACGCGGCACCGCCCTGGAGGACGTCGTGCAGCTCGAAGAGGAGCCCGACGACGTCGGAGACCTCGAGGGGCGCGGAGGGCGTGGTGCTGGTCGTGGTCGGTCCCGTCATGGGACACTCCCTTCAGTTCGTGAACCCCGGTCTGCCTGCAAGCTGTGGCCGGGGTTCCGGCTTGTCTGGATGTCGTGCGGCGCTGCCGGTCAGGCGGAGATGCCGATCTCCTCGCGCTCGGAGCGGGTGAGGTAGCGGCCCTGGTTGGCCATGTCGTGGAGGCGGTCGAGGCGTCGACCCCGGGCACGGCCGCGGCGCGCGAGGTCGTCGACGAGCGCTTGGTGGTCGCGCTCGGCCTCGCGGGCGGCGAGCTCCTCCGGTGAGAGGGCGCGGACGGCGAGGGCCCGGCGACGGTCGAAAAGGGCCTGCTCAAACGTCCACAACGCGTACGACGGGCTGTCCCGGTCGGCCGGACGCCGTACCGGGGTGGAGCCGAGCACGACGAGCGCGATCCGTCCGACCTGGTGCGTCTCCTCCACCGTGCGGCACCAGACTGCGGCGACCGTGAAGTCGGCGACGGTGAGGTGGCCGTACGCCAAGAGGTCGTCGTCTCGGGTCCGGAGGTGCTCGACGTCGGATCCCAGGCTGATCGGGAGCATTGCCGTGCACCGGCGACAGAACCGGCGCCCCTCCCCCGGCACGCCGACGACGCCGGGCGTGAAGAGGTAGAGGCGACCGGTCCTGGCGCGGCACACCGTCCGGGCGGCACGAGGGAGGGCAGACCCGGACGGGGTCAGCGGGCCGGCGGGCGCGAGGTGCACCACGCCGCGAGGACGGGCCACCACGTGAGCGCCGGCACGAGCGGCCGCGACGACGCGGAGCGGCACTGCGACGGAGGTCGTCATGCGGCGGCCCTCCGCCGGCGGCGCCGGGCGACGGGGACAGCCTGCTTCGGCTTCAGCGCCTCACGCAGCGCTTCCTTGTCGGCGGCCGTGAATCGCCACCCGGCGCTTCCGCCGAGGTTCATGCCGATGCCGTGCTCGCGGGCGGTCTTCGCGATCTTCTCGCGACCGCACCGGAACTCGTCGGCGACCTCGTAGACGGTCTGGGTCTCCATCAGGCCGCACCGGCCCTCGTCGGCGGCTGCAGCGACTCGACGGGCACGTCGAGCCAGTTCGCCACGACCATCAGCTCGACGACGTCGAAAGGAACGGTCCCGTTGAGGCGGCGAGCGGCGGTCGCGGTCGTGATGTTCAGGACCTCAGCGAGGTCGAGCTGCTTCTTCTTCTTGCGCGCCATCCCGGCTCGCACCTCGCCAGCGACGGCTGCTGCGTACTCCCCCGGTGTCATGTCCGAAAGTCTGGAACGTTTTCGTTCCAGACTCAAGCGAATCATCCAAATTGGCTAAAAACGTTCCAGTTGGGTCGTTGGTGTGGGAGGCTCGCCCCGTGACTTCCCCCCGCGAGTACGCACAGCGCGTCGCGGACGCGCTGGTAGACGTGATCGAAGACGCCAGGTGGCAGGCCAGGATCGGCAGCCTGCGAGACCTGGCGACCCGCGCAGGCATGACCCACACCGCACTCAACAAGCGGATGCGCCACGAGACCCCGTTCAACGTCCGGGACCTCGCGGCAGTCGCCGCCGTCCTCGATATCCACCCGGCCGAGCTGCTGACCCGCGCGAAGGCGCTGGTCGACGAGCGCGCTTCCCTCTCCCTGGTGCCTGGGGTCGAGACGGACGAGGTCGTCGAGGAGATCGCCGCCCACGACTCCGAAGGCCTCATCGCGGACGAGCAGGAAGCAACCGACACGCCGTGACGGCCTCTGCACCCGGCACTGTCGGTGGCGGCTTGTACAACTTGCGGCGCGTCAGCGTCGCGCTACCCAGGCACGACGGACGTCGGAGAAACGGGACGCCGGCAGGCCATGACTCACCACTGAACGAAGAGCGGTTCGCAGACCTCATCGACCTCTGCGACGACCACGACGTCAGGGTGGAGTGGGCCGACCTGGGCCCGAAGCGCCACGGTCAGTACAAGCGCCGCCTCCGCCTCATCGAGCTGAACCAGAATCTGAACCTGCGTCAGCTGGTGCCTGCCCTTGCACACGAGTTCGCGCACTTCGTGTACGACGACGGCTGCTCGACGCCGACCGCCGAGAGGCGAGCCTGGGAGTACGCCGCGCGGATGCTCATCACGGCGGAGCAGTACGCCCGCGCCGAGCAGATCGTGGGGTCTCACCCCCACGCGATCGCGGCCGAGCTCGACCTCACCGCCGTCGTTGTGAAGGCGTGGTGCCGCCAGCATCGAGCGGCCTTCGATGGCCGAGGGGCGTGACCGCGCCTACATAGGCAATTAGCCGAGCGGAGCGTCGGGTGGCAGGGGTCCCTCATCGAGCGATTCCTCAGATCCCTGGGCGGCGTCGGCTGTCTCGGAGCCGTGCATCGCGTTCGGGTCCTTGTAGCCATCCAGGTGGTCGGTAGGCGCCTCTCGAATCGCGGCCGTTGCGCCCTGGGACAAGTAGAGTCTTGACGGCCACTTGTCGGCGTCGATGCAGGACTCGCACAGCGCGATGGCCTCCGCTGGACCCTTCATCCCCTTGTCATTCCGCAGCGACTTGACGGCCTCGTTGACCTTGTCGTCATTGCGTCGGTCAACTGTGAAGAAGGGATAGTCCCGCTGCTCCCAGACCCCCTTGAGCTCGCGGCCCCCGTGATACTCGAGGTCGTTGTAGGCGTCGGGGGTCGCCCGAAGCACGGCGAGCACCACCTCGACGCTCATAGGGAATCGTCGTGGAGACGCCTGCGCGAACAGACGGAAGCCCGTGTCGATGGAGGGACCGAAGTAGTCATAGAGGTAGTTCTCGTGATCAGGCGGACCGTCACACAGCTCGTCGTTGGCAGCGATGGGATTCTTATCCGACCCCAACCCGACCGTGTTCCGTGGCACTGCCACGGCGCGATCTGGATAAGGGAACGTCGCGATGAACGCCCCGCCCTTCGTGCCCATGCCAAGCGGAGCAATGCGGTCGTTCCACACGTCGATGGCGCGTAGCCAGATTCGCACCGCGTTGTACACGTCGACTTCGGATTCCAGATCGACGGTGAAGACCAGCTCGTCACCGATCGGCTTCCACAGACGGAACTCAGGACTCGTGTCCGCGGGCGGCCGGTCCGCCATCCACAAGTTCGTCTCCTGAGCCAGTGTCTGGGGGAAGTCGAGATAGAACTCAAGGAACGAGACTTGCCAGGGGACGCCGTCGCCCTCTGTCCACTCGGCGGTCGTCCTGCCAGCGCGTCGAGCCGCCTGGCTCTGCTTATACCTGGTAGATCCGACCAGGTCGCAGGACAGGAAGAGCTTCGAACTTGGCGGCTGCGTCACGGGATCCGGAGGACCTGAGCCCGGACCTCTGCCGCTGCTGGCGAGACGTCGAAGTGCAGCGCCGCACGCCAAGCGTCCTCTCGTCGGTGACACTGCTCGCGGAACTTGCTTTCAGGCATCAAGAGCGAGGAAGCGAAGACGTTCGCCTCAGTCTCCGCACGGTTGCGGCCTCCACGCCCATAGCCCTGCTCACCCTCCCTCTTCGGGAGCAGGTAGTGAAGGAAGTAGTGACCAAGTTCGTGCGCGATCGTGAAGCGGTCGCGTCGAGGGGAGGTCGTGGCAGGCACGTTGATCGTGAAGTCTCCGATCTCCCGCACGTGGAGTGACTCCCGGCTCGTCGAAGCCATGACGTGGCCACCCAGCTTCGCCACAAGACTGTGGATGTCTGCGACGCCGTCACGGGAGTAGATCCCATGGTGCTCCCCGACCTTCTCGGCGTAAGCCGAGATAGCCGAGTACGAGAGGTTCGACGGTTCCGTCAGAGCGTACGAACTCATGACTTCATCCCGGCGGTCATGGCCGGAAAGTACATCAGAATGCTTGTGAACCCGCGCATCTTGTTCTCCTTCGCGAGCAAATTCTACCCAGCGGTGGTGCTTGACACACCCCTCGAGCAGTGTGAGTTCGAACCTATGTTCGATGTCCAGGCCAGGCGCACTCGATACATCGGCTGGCCGAACGACTGTCTTAGGCCGCGCCGTCAACGGCGACTCGCCCGGCAATGGCCGGGCTGCGGCGAGCGGTTTCGTCTGAAACTGCGTGGGCGAGGTGACGCAGTGCATCGTCCGGAAGTGACTCGACGCGCGGCAGCCAGGACCCTCCACCGGCGCGGCCCGCAAAGGCCAGTGACGCGGCCTCGGCGGCGAGGAGTTGGGCGTCGGGCAGCAGGTGGGAGTAGGTGTCGACGGTCGTCTGGATGGACTCATGCCCGAGGCGGGCCTGGACGACGTGGATGGGCGTGCCGGCAGCGAGCAACCAGGACGCGTGGGTATGCCGCAGGTCGTGGATCCGTGGTGACTGGGCGAGGGTGCCGCGGCACCCGCAGGCGCCCGGCGGGTCCGAGTGGACCTTGCAGCGGTGCGGCTCCCCGGTGCCACACCGGCAGTCCTTCGGGATGTGGGCCGCGCAGTGCTGCGCTCGCCAAAGCGCCGGCCGCCAGTTCTTCGACCAGAAGGTCCGGTGGGCGATCATCCCGCCGCGCGGGGCCGTGAAGACGAGGTCGCGGCCCGCCTTGCCGTCGAGCAGCGGGCGGAGGTCCTTGACGACTTCGGCGGGCAGCGCAATTGTGCGCCGGCCCTTCTTGGTCTTCGGCGGCCCGATGACTCGGGCGCCGTCGCCGGACCACTTCAGCGCTCGCCGGATCTTGATGGTCCGGGCGCCGAGGTCGACGTCGCCGCGGCGGAGTACGACGGCCTCACCCCAGCGGCAGCCGGTGCCGACCAGGAACCGGAGGAAGGGGAGGTAGTGCGGCGAGAAGGTCGCGTAGAGCGCCTCCCACTCCTCGTGGGTCAGGCACACCATCTCGGCGTCGTCCTCGTCGTCGATCGAGTCGACCGCGACCCGCCGACCCTCCGGGAGTCGTACGCCCTTGACCGGGTTGCGTGTGAGGTGGCCGAGCTCGATGCACCGGGCGACCACGCCGGACAGGAGCCCGCGCTGGTTCTCGAGGCTCTTGGTGGAGTAGGCCTCTCCGGTCAGGCCCTTCCCGGCGGCGAGGTCGTTGACTGCCTGACGGACGATGTCGGCGGTGAGCTGGTCGGCGCGCGTCGTGCCGATGAGGTGACCCCAGCTGCGCGCCCAGAGCCGCTCGTAGCCGAGCCGGGTCCCCTCCTCGATGCCGGTGAGCAGCCGGATGTGGTCGGCGGCGACCTGGTCGAGTGTCGGGATGCCCTTCTCTTGCTCGCCGGCGTACAGCCGGTCGAGCGCGCCCTGCGGGCCGAGGGCGTCGAGCCACTTCGCGAAGGTGTCGGCGTCGGCCTTCCGGTCGAAGGACTCCGACGTCTGCAGCGGCTTGCCGGTCTTCGCGCTGATGCCGTGCCGGAACCGGACCCGGTACGTCGTCGAGCCGTCGCTCTTCGTGAGGGTCTCGACCTTGCGCAC